TATGATTGATACCAATGATGAACCATACGTGGAGTTTTTGTTGGCAGTACGCAATAAGGCATTTAGCCTATGCGATAATCCAACAAAGGTTTTTGTCGTGGTACCTGGACACAAAGACCCTAAGAAGATCATAGAGTTTTTGGTCAAGGAATATGGTTGCCAATGTAGGATTGAGAAGTTTTAATTTGCTTCTAAAGTCGCAAAGGTTTTTGTCGGGTTTTTTGGTGCATATATGCCAAAAATCACCCAAAATTTTCTGAAATTGGTACAAATTAATTTTAAGGTACTTTTGAGGCCTTTTACGGGCTTTTATTGTGTATTGTGTGGGTAGGTATCATTTTAGTAAATTAAGGGCTTAAATTGGCTAAAAATAGGCTTTAAATTCATTAATGAATTGCGAATATGCTTCACGGCGTGTACTGAAATAATAAGAACGTGTAACACTTACGCCCTCAATAATTGCGCTAATTATCCAAACGCCGTGTAAATTACAACTAACGTTAATTGACTTTTTCATTGTCTTTATTTTTGGTTAATATAAAAGCCGCAATTTTGCGGCCTTTATTTCGGCCATTTTAGGCCTCTTCAGTTAACCTGCTTAAAATGCAAGAGGCATGATTAAACCTAACCCATTGGTGTATTCTTCCGGTTTATTATGCTTTACAACTATTGCTTTGCGCTGCCCAAAAAAAGTAAGGTTAAATAAACGGCAACTATCTTGCATTGCTTCAGTTAATTTATCCAACAAAGTTGGGTTAAATGATATTGAAACAATACTTTCAGTTGGTTTGTCTTCAGTTGGTATTATTGCTTCACAGTCTGGGAAAACACCTACTTTTTCTTTAAATTCTGAAGCGGTTAAAATTTTAAGCATTCCTAACGTTTCACCCTTTTTCCCGTAAGCGGTTAAAATGTTTTGAAATTCGCCAAAATTTATGGCAGCATACATTTTTTGCTTTTTCCAGTCTTCCCCTAAAATATAAAATTCGTCAGTTGTCGAAAATTTACCTTTCCCGAAAACCTCGTCAACTGGTAATTTTACAAGGATATGGCAGTCTGAAGCGTAAACAAACCCGTTTTTTACTTGGAAATAATTTAAAGCCGGGCGCAAATTGTCTTTTGATGTTGCAAGGTGTACTTTTTTCATTGTGTTTTGTTTTTAGTGGTTTAAAGATTTTCTATAATGTTAACTAACTTGAGAGCGGTAATTAATAAGACAAAAAATAAAATAGTGGCTTTTGTTTGCTTTTTCATTGGAAAAGATCTTCAAATTGTTCAAAATTTTCTTCAATAAATTCGGCCATTGTACTTGGAAAATCAATAAGTTGATCAACAGTAAAGAAATGATAACTTTGTAAATTGCCGTAACCGTCAAAAGTTACCCAAGCGTGTGAATAATTGTAGTCTCCATAAAAAGTAGCCTGAGCAACACGCAAACCCGACCAGCCTAACATTTCAAAAAATTCTTCATCGTTTGAATAAATGTAGTTGTCTGGATAGTTTGCTATTTCACAATAGCGGTTATTTAATTCAATTAGTTGCGCTTCATTCATATCTTTAATTTGAAGCTCAATAGAAAAAGAAAGTTCGTTTTTCATTGTGTTTTGTTTTTAGTGGTTATTAGATAATATTCCAAGAAATAAGATTGACCAAAATAATAGCAGCGTAAATTGTGGCGGGGATTAATACTTTTTTCATTGTGTTTTGTTTTTGGTGGTGAATTAATACCTCAAAGATAATATAAAAAACTTAATAAACAAAAGTTAATAAAGAAATATAAAAGAAATAGAAAAATACTAACAAAGTATTGTGTATATTGAATAAATAGTAAATAAAATGTATCTAATTTGAATATATTGAAAAAGAAAGGGTTTTACATTCGAGAAGATAAAAACAATAAAGGGTTGATTCTTAACCTTTTTATTGATGATTTTGTACAATTTATTGAGTCGGCAAAGGATCAAACCGGTTGGGCAAAGTTCAGAATATACGAACGTGCAAAGGTCGACACCGAAAAAGGTTTCACCCATAACATGGAAGCAATACTAAAAACTGAAAAACAATAAAAAACCGTAACTGAAAATTCAAACAATATCAATGCAGGAAGCAACACTAAATAAATTAATTGAGCAAAGGAAAAGCAAAAGAGGGGGCGCTCGACCTGGTGCCGGTAGGAAACGGAAGATGGAAGAACACGAATTGATTGAGAAACTCTACCCGATGGCCGACAAGGCCTTTGCAGTATTGCGGCAAAAGGTGGAAGAAGGCGACATTAAAGCGCTTCAGATCTTTATGCAATACTTTGTTGGTTTACCTACTCAAAAGATCGAGAGCAAAGTAGAAGGCAACCTCAATCAAGTTGCAGTCGAGGTAGTAAGGCCTCACGAACTGGAGAAAGTTGCGTAATGTAGTGGGGTAGGGGAGAGGCAAGGTAAGGGAGTGAGGATATGGCGACAACATATTATATAAAATTGTCAATTTAACATAATGTATATTATATGGCCGCCCACGATGAGGGGGGTACTTTACAAAAACGAAACCGAAAGGCAGGGGGGCAAACCACATTTCTCATAGTCACTAAAACACACATATAAAAAACCTCTATACGATGACCCCCCTTTTTGGTATACTTTTTCGACCTCAAAACTAAAACTCGAATTTTTTTTTTACTATGGATGCCAAATTGCAAACCAACAAGGTCTTTGAATTATTGATGGATAGTAAAAAACGCATCACGGTGATGCAAGGGGGTTCTCGCTCGGGGAAAACCTATAACATCCTCATTTGGTTCATTGTAAAGCTACTCCAAGAGAATGGCAAAACTTTAACCATAGTTCGTCAATCGCTTCCAAGCATAAAGGGTACGGTATTGAGAGATTTTATCGACATCCTTGGTAGACTTGGTATTTATGATGAGAACAATCACAATAAAACGGATCAGATTTACGAGATGAATGGCAACATCATCGAGTTTGTCTCTGCGGATCAACCACAAAAGATAAGAGGTAGGGCGAGGGACTATTTGTTTTGCAATGAGGCCAATGAGTTGAGTTATGATGCGTGGATGCAACTTATTATGCGTACCGAGGGTAAGATAGTGATTGACTACAACCCTTCGGATGTATCGAGTTGGATTTATGATATGGTGATTCCTCGTGACGATGCGGATTTTTATATTACGACATTTAGGGACAATCCATTTTTGCCAAAGGAGTTGATAATGGAGTTGGAGAGGATGAAAGATGCCGACCCTAATTATTGGCAAGTGTATGGCTTAGGAGAAAGGGGACTTAGTCAAGATTTAATTTATACGCACTACAAGACAACGGAGAATTTCCCCGATGATGGTGAGGTGGTCTATGGTCTTGACTTTGGATTTAACGTACCAAGCGCGATGGTGAAGGTGGTGTTTAAGGAAGGGATAGCATTTGTGAAGGAGATGCTCTATGAGGCAAAGCTAACAACCAATGACCTCATTGATAGACTAAAGGCGATGGAATTGAGTAAGTACGATGAGATTTATTGTGATGCCGCAGAGCCTAAGACCATTGAGGAGTTGGTGAGAAATGGCTTTAATGCAAAACCCGCTAATAAGGATGTGACCGAAGGGATTAGATGTGTAAAAGGTACACCCCTAACTATTCATCAAGATAGTGTAAATTTGTTGAAGGAGTTAAAAAGCTATCGTTGGAAAACGGATAGGAACGGCAACAAATTAGATCAACCAGTAAAGTTCAACGATCACATCGCAGATGCGATGCGTTATGGTATATATAGTAAATTAACCATCCCTTCATTAACGTGGGGGGTAATATAAAGTAGATGGGTTTATTAGACATATTTAAACGAAAGGGATTAGACCCTTATGAAAATGTGAGCAATAATGCTCTCAAGGCGATCAATGGTGCGGTATTGCAAAATTACGAAAGAGAAAGTTACGTTAAAGAAGGTTATCTTGGCAATGCCGATGTTTACGCAATCGTAAGTTTCCTTGCACGGAAAGCCGCATCAATCCCTTGGTATGTTTACAAGATGAACAATGGCGAGAAGGCGAGGACATCGCTTTTGCGTTACAAGAAGTTATCGAAGGGACTTGCTAACAAGGGTGCGTTTGAACAAGCACTCATTGAGCGCAAGAACGCTTACTCTGATAACATTGTGATGAACTCACCACTTGCACGACTTTTGGAGCAACCCAACAAGTATCAGGCGCAAGACCAATTTTTACAAAATCTTTTTGGATATAGAATTTTAAGCGGTGAAGGTAACATATACGGCAACAATGCCAACATACAAGGTGGTAAGTTTCTCGAACTTAACGTACTTCCTACACAATTCTTGGACATCTACCCTGACCCAAATGATCTTTACGGATTGCTCGGATATAAGTTAATGGTTGGTATGGGTATTGATATACCTAAGGACCAGGTGTGTGCTTGGAAAAGTTGGAATCCTGATTTTAATGATGTCACAAGAACACATATGCGTGGACTATCGCCTCTACGCGCTTCCTACTCCACTCTAAGGATGAGCAACAATGCCCACAACGCAAGTGCGATGATGACGGGCAATGGGGGTGCTAAAGGGGCGATAGTGCCACGACCTGTTGGTTCAAGCATAGCGACATTCACAATAGAACAAGCCAACATCATAAAGAGAGCGGTCAATGATGATCTCAATGGAATTGATAACAAAGGTGCAATAAGAGTGTTACAAACACCTTGGGATTATCTTAACTTTGGTTTGAGTAGTGTGGATATGGAATTGTTGGGTACACTCAAGATGTCACTCCAACAATGGTGTCGTGTGTTTGGTTTGCCACAAGTTCTTTTTGATACGGATACTACATCATACAACAACTACCAAAATGCGTTGCGTGATATGATGACCAACACCATCATTCCTCTTTGTTCGGAGTTGAGGGATGAACTCAATAGGTGGCTATTGCCTATCTATGGTGAGGATGTGTACATTGACTTTGATATAACTGCTATACCAGAGATGCAGCAAGATATGGAGCGTATGACCCGTATTTTGCGTGATGCCAACTGGTTGACAATGGATGAGAAGCGAGTGGCTATGAACTATGAACCAAAGGGTGGTGCATATGACTTTAGTTATGTCAATCAAGGGTTGGTGGTACTCGAACAAGTCGCAATGGATTTAAGTTATGAAGAACCTCGAAGTGTGGATGATAGTAATGAAACAATATCCGAAGACAGAGAGCGAGATGCGTTGCAAAGTGGAGCGAGAGATGATGCAGAGGCTTCGTAACTATTACTACGAAAAACTCATAAATGAACGCAAGTCAGAGGGAAACATATTGGCTGAAGGTGGAGAGGTTGCGTAGGCAATTAGATAAAAAGTATAGTTCTTTGTTTAGTGGTGCGATTGAGAAGGAGGTAAGCGAGTTTGCTAAGATGGTGGAACGCATAGGGCCGGAGGCGGCACGTTCAAGCATAGCGGCAATGGCATGGGATGATAAGTTACTTCCTATTCTTCGCAAGTTATATCGCGAGAGTGCGGTGATATTTGGCAATGCCGTGTATCGAGCCGTTGGTATTGAGAGTCGTAAGGCCTATGACCCGTTCGACCTAAA